ACCAGCGACAGGCTGATGATGATGACTACACATACTGCGAAGCTCACTTCTAACCACGAGCATACCTTCATAACGGTCCTCCGAATCATTTGGAAAAGCTGTAGCATCTGGTGCTGGATCATAGCGTCCAGACATGATCTCATACAAATACATTTTTGCTAGTCGATGTGCTGTACCTTGACTGTTTGGATCAGTGTGTCTATCGATAAGCAAACTATCTAACACGCCTTCAAACTTGGTCGTTAGTTCGTCTACTAGCTCTGCACGTTCTGATTCTAATATATGCTCTGAGATATTGTCACCTGCCCAATATCTAGTATTACCTGCTTGTATGCGTTCGAGAATCCGTTCGCTTATTGTTTTATCACTCAATTTCTATCTCCGATGTTAAGCCAGTGGATTGGCATATTGTTAATATTATATAGGTTATTTAGGTCTATGTCAACTGATGATCGTAATATTTCTAAGATCTGGATACTCTTTATATTTAGGTTCTTGATCTATGTTTGGTAATAACTCCAACCCTCGTATAGCTTCTTCGATGGTGGGTTTATAATGATACCCAATATTAAATATCTTTTGATCTTCCCACGGAATAATACTTAAATCGCGCCCATCATAGCATTGATGTTTGAGGGTGTTGTATATTTCTATATCATCTGTAAGCACAGCACCACCACGCCCAATTGATAACGGTTTATCATAGCCAAAACTCAAACATTGTAGTTGGCCTGGACGATACATACCTTGTTTAAGCAGTCTGGCACTATCCCAGATACGTGTGCTGATAAATTGATATTCACCTAACCAATCAATATCAGTATAAACAAATGCTATATCTAATTTATACAAGGTCATCGGTATACTTAGATAGGTATGGGCCGGAATGGAACAACGACGCACACGATCGAATCGCAAACAGAGTTCAATAGCATGTGTACAACAATCAGTCATGACTGCGTAAGGTGCACCAGTGAACTCGGCTAATGCAGATTCAAACTCTGAGATCTTTTCAAAGCCCATTATTTGATATTTTCTATTAGATTAGTTGCGCTAAAGAAGTTAGTGTGCAGACTTTCTGCTTGTGCCCTGAGTATGCGCAGAGTGCTTGGATAGTTTTCTATATGATAGTGGATCACATCCGTAAGTTCAGATTTATGTGCTTGATAACTGTCCCATGATTCTGTATACGCACTAGGATACTTGAATATGCTTGAATACATTTCTGTATAACTCAAACGATCTGGAACCAAAGGCACACAATTTACTATGGCCCCTTCATAACAGCTGATACCCAATGTTTCTTGTAGGTTCGCACTAAACACAATCTTGGCTTGGCCTAGAAGCTGGTGATATTGATCTTTAGTCAGATTCTGATCTTGACAAACTATCCACTCATACTCGGGCATTGACTCCGCAAGATAGCGGAATATCTCAACTTGCTTCTCAGGAGCAATACGATGTGGAAACAATATAAGATCACGCTTGGGTAAGTTTTTATATGGAAGTAATGTATTCTCCATGTACTCCATTGGCCAACCACTGCGTACTATCTTATTCTCAAACATATCACGACGGACTTTATATAAGTTAAAGCAGAACATGTCGATGTGGAAGTCTGTAGCAAAGTAATTATAATCTACTGCTTCAAAGAATGCTTTTTCTGTATGACGTACCCAGGGCGCATCACCTATCAGACGTCCTAAGAAATCTTGTGGGTCATAACTACCAGCGTGCCATAGTGCGTGTATCTTAATTTTTACATTAAGGAGTTCTGCCATATACTTAAGGTTAATAATACCAGGATGCCAAGCATCAGTGAAAAGAAAGTGATCGCCATCAACAACTTTACCGCCCGTAAACAGTCTGGCAATTTCTTCCACCTGTCGGGCTTTATAAATGTTTGTGCCACCAAAGTTAAGAAAAGCGCCAGGAGTAGTAGCGTTAGGTATGTCGGTAGGGCCTTGGATAACTGTAACAGCATGTCCTGCCTCCTCTAATAGACTAGGCACATGAGTCTTCCATTGACCCGTATACCTGGTTTCTACTGCTTCTAGATCAACTAGAAATACAGTCATTATTGACCTCGATTTTGCTTGTTGTAGACAATACCATTACGGGCTTGCCATTGTTGACGTTTTTTACGACGCTCTTGCCATTCTTTGTATTCTGGTGATTTATATAAATCAGCTGGATCATAACTAATCATGCGGAAACGACAGTAGTTACACCATGCGTCTAAGTCATTGAAAATTTGACGAACTTCAGGGGTCAGACGAAGATACTTCTTAAGCCAATCTGGATTTGCCACGATAATTTCTCCTATACAGTGACAGATTGATAAGGACGAGTACAGTTGTACTCAACATAACACCCATTTTCGCCATCTTCACTTACTTCAATATGAACATCACGATTGGGATACTTGGCAGCGATCTGTGCATACAGATCATCTGCGATCATTTCACAACTTTTATAATCTAGTTGTAATACTGTATTTACATATAATGACTCTAACCAGCGTTTAAATCGTATAAACTCTAGTTCACGATCATCGTGGAATACATCTATAGCCACACGGAAATGGAATATATGACGGTGTGGACTAGCTAAGAATGCAACATCTGCTAGTTTAGGATCAGTAGCCGCCGCTGGAAAACAATGTATTCCTTCACGCTGGAAAGTGACCCATATTTTCTTTTGGCTGGCTTTAATTACTCTATCTATCTTTTCACGTTCTTCTAATATCATACATTATACTCAATCACGTTGTTAAAATTTGAATTACCCATAGTAAGTAAATCTTGGAATTTTTGTTTAGCGAATCTAAATTTCCAACTGTTTGTATAGTTCTCATTTACTTTTACCCGTTCAAAGTAAGCAAGGTAACCAGTATATTCACAATATACAAGTTGCGGATTACTATTAACATTGGCTACTATTTGATTTCTGCTGTGTCTATAGGATTGTTCTAGCATATCTTGTATTTCGGGCTTGGCGTAAAAGTCATAAATTTTTACATCTTTAACAACATTATCATCATTATCTCTTTCTGTGCCACCGGTAGTGATTAATAGTATTTTACGCATTTTTGTACATATCGGAGAATTGACCCAATCTGGGGTATTGACAATATTGCTCTCATGTATTGAGCCGATAGTAAATGCACTATCAACTCCTTCTCGACGAGATTTTAATTCTAATGATATCCCATGGCTTACTATGTCAATTAACCCATCACTGATGGTAATCCCTAGTATGTTTTCTACTTGGTTTTGTAAATAGTTACCAGCTTGCCCATACATATGGCTAGGGCAAGAATGATTTTTTAAATTCTTTAATACTTTTTCTTCTAATAATTGTTCTGCTAAAGTAATCATTTTATAATCTCATCTTTACCGTATTGATCCCAATCAGTAAAGCTCTCTGTTGTTGTTAAATCACGTAAGCGATGACACCAAACACCTGGGTTTGAATGATCAAAGTCTAGATCGTCTAGCTTAATTGTAGCATTATATCCTAACTGTGTCAAGTAGGGTAATTTTACCGATATCTGTGGAATAAATCTACGATGACCAATAAATGTACACTCTAGCACACCTTGTACTACTGCAACGTCAAAATCTAGGGTACACCATAAGCCTGCGGTCAAGCATTGGTCAATCATACGTTCCCACGGACGCCATGCATCGGCATCATCTGTGGCTAACTTAGGAAAACTTTGATTAGCACCAAAATAAATGTGCTTACAATCTTTTTCTTTGGCTAGTGCTATGATTTCTTCTGCAGGTTGTACACCTACTACGAACAGTGTCTTCATGCCGAATGCAGGAGTACGTTCGATCTCTACACCAGTAAAGTATGTTATGTTTTCTTTCACACCATCAGTATAATCACGTTTCACTTTATTCTGCCAACCCATTTTCTAAATTATCTAAACTAGCTTCATCTAACCCACTGTCATCTGTGTGATATTCTTCTATCTCATCATCACTGGCAAATAGATCGTTAAATGTAGTGCTGGAATTCATGGTCTTCTTACCAATGGCCCCACGTGTGCCGATGATACCCATCCAATATTTGTTATAGTATTCAATCAACGTTAATGCATCTTCTCTGTTGTCAAGTGCGAATATCATATCTACTATGTCACGGAAATTGTTAACTCCGTAGTTCCTCGGTGTCTTTTTGTCTGCTGTTTCAGAATTTAACATAGCTGGACGTATATTAAGATCATATTCACGATTGGCTTGTTGTACCGCTGTCAAATGGCTCCAAACATTATGCCCCATCTGTATAGCATAACTGAAACTATCCCACGAAGTCTTACCTTCTTTATTGATCTTATTTAGGTCACCTGGCGCATAGATACAAATATCTTTAATAGTACAACGTTGGCTCACTGGACTTTCTGTAAAGTTTTCAAAGATCTTATCTTGTATAACTGCATCTTTAAATCTGCGTGTGTCCTTGGCATACTTCTTATCATCGACGCTGGGCACCATTCTATAGACCCATTTCTCTTTGTCTACTATCTCTGTCTGTACATAGATCTGCCCGTTAGCACTTGCTAAGAATGGGCTTGCACAGTCAAAGGATATAGTAAACTTAGGATTATGATACTTTCTTATTGCTCGTTGAATGTCTGTTAATAAACATGCCCATTCAAGTTTACTTGTGCCCAAGAAGTGCATCCAATCATGTAGACCTTCTTCTAATAGACCATCAAAACGTAATGCAACTAATCTTTTCAGCACCAGATGCACATCACACATGTTCTGTCCGCCCATGGCCCAGCCATTAAATGGCCGTTCATACTTGGTTGGATCGCAGTATTTTTTCATGCGTTGGTACCAATCTTCTGCTTCTGCGTGATTCTCACCTTGTAATACGTTTAAGAACTTACACGCACCTGTACGGTGTTTCATAAAGTAATCATTGTTGATATATGTACCTTCAACAGCTTCCATGTAACTAGTAATACCTGACGCTTTACGTCCTTCTGGGCTTCGACATACCCACGCTGGTATATCTAAGATCATACCATAGTCCATGTAAGCATCCATCCAAGCTAATACTAGCTCACGTTTCTTCTGTGCTTTGGGACACGTGGGATTTTTCCAATCACCTTCCCATACACCTTTACCAATCTGGAAACCACCACTATCACCTAGGACAAAACTACGGCTGCGATCACGGTTACGTATCATATCTTCTTTTGGACTGACTTTATTAGTATCTAGTTCTGCGTGACCTGCTGAATATAGTGCCCAATGATATGGAAAATAGGCCGCATCTGGATTTAGCCAATTAAGACCTTCGATACCATTTTCAAAGTCTGCTGGAACTCGTGCAGGATCTACATATAGATCACCAGTTTCGGCATTAGGAAAACGTTGTTTGCCTACATAGGTAGCATAAAAGCCTGATAGTGCTGGTAAGAACACAGCATAGTCTAGCTGCTTTGCTGTTAGATCATCACGTTCCATAAAATTTTACTCGATTAATTAATTCGTAGTCGTTAGCATAGTGTTCAGCTAATTTTAACTTAATTTGACTGTTGCCGTCAACCATTGCGGCAAATCTGTTTTTCATTGCCAGGTTACCTTTATTAATATTTGGTATGATATCAACATCAACAATATAACCATTTTCATTTATCCAAAGTTTGATATTAGTTCTTAAGTTTTGGTCGACTTTTAGAAATGTACATTTATCTATATCTATATCTTGTAAAAAATAGGTTTGCAATTCAGTGTGATCATCAAAGGTTATCGTGTTGACTAAATCATGTAAGGTTAAATGTTGATTTGATTCTATATTCATAAATTGAGCAATACCGCTAACCCATCTGTCGATTGGATCACGTAAGGTAATAAGATAATGATCAGCAGTGACTAGACTATCGCTGTACGTGAAATTACCACTGCTAAGTAAACAACCTTTAACAAAACTGCTGGCATTTTTTGGAATATGAATAAACGTAATCGATTTATCCTGATCATTCCAACATTCACCTAAGGTGTGCCCTAGGTGTGCCCATTTATCCATTACTTGCTCTGTGCTGGTAAAATATAGTTGTAAGTAGCAAGACCTGAATTAACAGTGATCTGTGCCGCACCCTCGTCGCTGATGCTAAATTTCTTATCACCTGCTAGGTTTAAGATACTTAATACAGCATTAACTGGCCATGACCAATTTTTACTTAGTGTACCTGTGACACCTGCTTGGAATACAAAGTTACCTGCGTGACTACTATGATCACCAAATGATAATTCTAAGTTACCATTGTTAGTTTTAGCAGTAAAGTTTGCTTCTTCTGCGTTAGCTGACGCTTGGAATTTAAGTCTTTGGATATTAGCTACTGTTGGTTCAAATTCCACATTCCACGTAACTGCTCGCATCTTAACTGTTTTAAGTTTGTCATTGACAATCTCAGAACTCATAAAACGATAATCATTCTTAAAGTCACCTGCAGCATTTTCAAAATGTAAGCCCACTGCTACCTGCTCACCGTTGCGGTCTTGTTTGGTTAATGTAATCTTAGCATTGTCTTTGTATTCTGGGATGCCTAAGATTGTGTTTAGTTTGCCTAGATTTGGCATACCAAATGTACCGATAAACTCTGCCACTGGTCCGTTTAGTTTAGCCTGTACGATAACGCTACGGTCTTCTGCTAGTGCTTCAATGTTGGTTTCTGAATCAGTACCCGATACTTTAACCAGGTCAATAATACCTAAGCCATAAGTGTTTTTAACGATGTCTAATAGATGGTCTCTCATGTAGTTCTCCTTTGATAATTAATTATATATGATTTATTTAGATCTTGCAAGTGGTTTGATAAAATTATTTTCTCCCAATTAAACCGGTTGATTGTAATATTTTTGATGTGGTTAGATTGCCAGGGCGAGTCAATTCTACCCAACTCACGTGAGAAAAATTAATATCATCTGATATGATATTATTAAAATCAACTAACTTAAATCCATGATTAGAACATATTTTTTCTAAGAGAACTGGTGTAGCCCAGCTGGCATCATCCTGGTCGACTAATTTTGCAGAATCTATCAGATCACAATTATTATATGTGAATAATAAAGTTCCTCCTGGTCTTAAAAGTCTCATTAACTGATGTAGATAAACATCAATGGTTTCGATTGACAAATAGTTAAAAAAATCCCAACAGAAGATTAGGTTAAACTGTGCCTGGGGAAGTATTGATAGATCTCTTTTATCGTTAAGTCCATATAGTCGAACTCTTTTTTGATATACTTCTGGGTATGATAATAGTGACTTTTCTAAATTTGCAGTAATTGGACCCAACAAATACAAAGGATCACTGGCTACCATATAGTTGATCCAATCATTGTCATCACAGGTGTCCTCAGAGAAAAATTTAGAATTTATCTGAAGACCAGGATATTTAACCTGACTTAACTTACTAATTTTGTTATTAAAGATAGTTTTAATGGATTCGTCGATCATCAACTGACTTCTCATGACACCTTCTTTAAATGTATCACTGATTTTTAACTCTAGAATCTCAGAAATATTATTGTCAATGTCATTGATAATCTCTTCAATACTAGCAACAATCTCTTTATTTTTTTGACTTATATCTGTATAGGTTGATCTAATTCGATCGATATGTTTTTGATATTCATTGAGATCAAATTTTGATGTTAGTGAGTTAATCAATTGAGCCTCAGAATATAAGACATCGTCGATTGATAATTTAGGAATAACCTCTTTAAGATTATTTTTATATTCTACTAATTCAGCAAGATTGGCCATTATTCAAAACTAAACAAATTATCAAATGTTGTAGAAATTTGTGTGTTTTCTGCGATCTTCCAATTCAACACACCTAATAAGTTTTCTACCTTTTGATCTACAATACCAGTTTCCATACTAGCATCATCAAATGGCAAGTCTTTAAACCACGCTGGTATATGTGTTTCATCAGTGGGGTATCCAACACTAGTATAACCAAGGGGATTTTCTTTAAGTTTACACACCACAGTTTTCATACCATCAACGATGGTCATGCTGTATTGATCACCCATCATACGTTTTAAGTTGTTCCAATTCATTGCCGCACGTACATGTCCTGGCATGTTGGCTTTGCCTAGACGTTCTTCTTCTTTGGTATACTTGGTCAAGTTGTTTACACGCTTGGGAGTGCCTTTCTCCCAAGCTGGACGTTCTGTGAACAGTAATTTAAAGTCACGCACTTTGGTGATAATAGTGTCGCGGTCTGCACCAGTCAATACAGATAATAAGATGTCACTTAAAAAGTCTTGGATTACCTTGGGCGTGTCTGACCTCTTTAAGTCTAGGCCCATGGCTTTTACTTTACCTGACGTACCATGTGTGTCTAAACGATGCCCTTCCATGTCATAGATCAGGATAGCATAGCGTTTCTTTTTAATAAACAGGCCTTTGAGCGATACACTTTCTCGTCCACCTTTGATTAGTTCACCTTGGTGTCTAGGAGTATGGAAAGCCTTTTCACAAAACTGTGGAAAACTTTCATTGACTTGATCAGCGATGCTGTCATACAATCCTACAGCAATATCTTTGTTCCATTCCATATTACCCGCTTCTACGTCTTTCTTGACCATTGGATAAGCACTAAAGTAACACGAGTCAGTATCACCATAGATAATCGCTTCGCCAGTGTGGTCATATACGCCAGTGATACATTCATTGATATAGGCATCCATGTGACGGGCGATAGTCCTGCCAGTTAATGTAGTCGACTGTCCAATACGCTTGTCAAAGAAACGACAACCAGGATTTAAGATAGCACCATACAAGCTGTTAAGATTAATCTTTTTAACTAGTTGTCTCTTGTCCCAGAATGCAGTATCTTCATCAGAGACAGCATCTTTCTTTTTAACCTGCATGTCTTGCCGTTCAGCATACCAACGTTCTAGTAATCCTGGGATAACACCTTTACGTTCATTGTTGAATATAGTACCATTAGCACTGAGTATCCAGGGCTTGTTGCTGTCGAATATCAATCGCCAGACATCTGCGGCACTTAGGACATCACTAGACCCGTTAGCCCAATCGACAGTGATCTCTGTGCCAATCTCGCCATTCATGACTGCGGTATATTCCAGGCTGCCGAACAAACCTTCCCATGCGTCAGCAAATGAGCTACCTGATGTTTGTTTCTCTTTGATATAGTGTTCAGTCATCGTCTGACGCAATTGACCAACGATAGTCTCTGGACCCATGTTCAGCGCACGAATCGCCGACGGATATAGTGAGTTGATGTCGATGGCTCCAATGTAATCATGCATGCCTGCTTTAGGAGTTGCTACATACGCACCTGCCGCTTGTGTGTCGAAACTTTCATCACGATTACGATTTGGTACTACCATATTCAATTGATGTGCTTCGTTGATGATGGCTTGTTCTGTGACTGCCACAGCACCCATGGTAGTCTGTAGTAACACAGTGTTGTCATGTGCTAGTTCATTAGCCAGATCTAAGAAGCGTAGTTTAGTATCTAGTTTGTGTAATAGTGCAGTGTCTTGACGATTGTATTCGATAAACTTAGCAAAGTCTTTGTTATATAGTTGATCTAATGTGCCTTCATACTGTGTTTTACTTTCACCTAGTTCATATTCAGAGATAGCATCTAGGCTATAACTATGACGTTCTTCGTAGGTATATTTGCGATAAAGTTGCATATAGTCCATGTGTACACGACCAATCAAGTCAAATGTCATATTAGCCGCACCAAAGCGTTCAAATTCGCGTTGCTTAGGGAACTGGCCCCATAAACAGAATCTGCGTGTGTCATCTTTGCTTAGGACACGATTAGTTCTTTGAACCATGTAAGGGATATCAAACCCCTCTGAGTTCCAACCTGATAAGATATCTGCATCATCGATCAAGTCTAAGAATGTTTTAAGCAGGTCTTCTTCACGTTCCATCAAGAAACAGTTATCATACTTGCCGGCGATCTCTTCAGCAGTTTCCCAGCTCATGCTCCTGGGTGGGATGACCATGGTAACTAGTTTATCTAGCCAATCAAGATATACTGATACCGCAGTGATAGGATTGAATGGATCTTCTGGACGACTGAATCCTCTGACAGGATCAAAGTCAACCTCAATGTCGAAGAATGCTGTTTGTAGTTTGGGAGATTTCTGTCCTAGATAGTTTTCTTCGAGACAACGGAATACAGGATTGATGTCACTTTCCCAGATACGTTTACCTGAATTGATTTTAACTTCTTTATGGAACTCTTTACCTATGCGTGTGCTGAAACGTGACACTGGGGTATCGTATATAGTGCGGAATTTACCACGAGGATCATCATAGTAAAAAGTATAATTGGCAGGATACTCTTTGTATTCTCTCTGTCCATTTACTCTTTCTACAATGTAGATACGATCTTTATTTCGATCAAATAGTGCGTCTACGTAACTCATTCATTTCCTTTTTGTGCGACTTCTAGCTCACACACACTCTTCATGCCCGGGTGGGCGTTTTATTAATTATACAGCAATCTACCATAACCCACAAGATCAACTAGGAAAATAGTTAGACTGGTCATGAACAATCCAAAACTTCCTCTAGTCAGTGCCGAATACATGCTAATAGCCAAACAGCAAAAGAACAAGGGATAAACAATCAAGAATGGCACATCGGGTACGGTGGCAGCAAAGGTAACAACTATAATAACATTTAGAAACCAGTTAAAGACTTCTAGACATAGTCGGAATGGATGACCGTGCCAATCTCGCTTTACAAAATCAACAGTCTTGTGCCAATCGATCAAACTGTGCGACCAACAGTTTCCAAGATGTCAGTGACTGTTTCGTGATCAGCATTGGTTTCGGTTAGTTTTGATTTTTGAGCGATCTTAATTGCTTTTTTGAGCAAACTAGGTTTGATTTCTAATTCTTCTGCTACTGCTTTTACAGTATCGTTCAACCCTGCGCTCAAATCTTCTACTTCTTGTAATACGGCAATACCTTCGTTAATTAACTGTGTTAGTTTAGCTTTTTGTTCGCCTGAAAACATTTTTGATGCCATGATGTGGCTCTCCTTGATTGAAAAATATATTATACTACAATTATATATGCGTGTCTACGATTTACTCAATTTATTCTGCATTTTCTGAGTATTTTGGTAACTGTTTGGAATTCCAATGCTAGATCATCGTATAGATCTTCTGGGGGGCGTTCAGCATAAGCACGTGATATATAGGCCATTTGCCCTATATCACTGTAATATATTTCGGTAGGCCAACGATGTTTACCCCACTCCATGCTGTTGATCAACAGGCATTCATCGCCTACATTTTTCAGCATTTCTTTTTTGGCTTTAACTGGAAGATTGACACTAGTCAGTAGTTTAACGCCTACTGGAACGGTGTTGACCAAGGGTTTGTCTAGATAGTGTGCGAACAAGTGTACTACGTATGCTTCTACTTCGTGCGCCAAATTAATTGTAAGTTCGCACTCTGCTCTGCGAACGATATCATACGACTCTCTTACGTAGATATCCCAATTGGTCATCTATATTACCAATTACGACATGACCAATAGCGTGCTTTGGTGCGAGGACCCGGGTTAGCACAATTATGACGAGCACGGAAACTCTTACGACGTGCTGGATTAGATTTCTTGATACGCATATTAGGATCACCAAAGTTTACTTTTTTGATATTGCCAGTACTAGGATCCTTAACATAAACCTTAAACTTCTTAACATCACCACGCATAGGCTTACCAAGAG